GATTTCATATTCACCAAGATCCAGCGCCTATGTTGGTTGTGCAGCCTACGCTAGATATGGCTCAGACTTGGAGCAAGGATAGGCTTGCCCCTGCCATACGCGATACGCCTGTGTTGCTGGATAAGATCGGTGATCCCAGATCGCGTGACAGTGGCAACACAACTTTGCACAAAGTCTTTGCGGGCGGTCACGTTACGGCATGTGGCGCTAATTCGCCTAGTTCATTGGCGTCACGTCCATGCCGAATTATTCTGTGCGATGAGGTTGATCGCTATCCTATCTCTGCTGGCACAGAGGGTGATCCGGTATCATTGGCGAAGAAACGATCTGCTACATTCTGGAACCGCAAGATCATCTTGGTTAGCACTCCTACTGAAAAGGGCGCATCTCGCATTGAGCAGGCATATGAGGAAAGCGATAAACGCAAGTTTTTCGTTAGCTGCCCGCACTGCGATGGCGAGCAGACGCTTCAGTGGGCGAATGTTAAGTTCAGCAATAATGACCCGAATACTGCCGAATATAGTTGCGAGCATTGCGGGTCTTGCTGGGATGATGCTGATCGGTTTCGGGCTATCAGATATGGATCTTGGCAGAAGACAGATACTGGCGATGGTAAGACAGCGGGCTTTCACTTGTCTGCATTGTATTCACCTTGGACGCGACTTGATGAGATTGTTGGTGAATTTATTGCAGCCAAGCGTGATCCTATGCGACTTAGGACGTGGGTAAACACGACTTTGGGCGAAACTTGGGAAGAGCAAGGCGAGATGCTTGATGAATATGATCTGATTGATCGGACAGAGGATTGGGGCGATGAACTGCCTGAAGGCGTCTTGATGCTGACTGCTGGGGTAGACGTCCAAGATGACCGGCTGGAATATGAGATAGTTGGCTGGGGCCGTGGAGAGGAAAGTTGGTCAATCGACTACAACGTCTTATATGGTGATCCATCATCAGCGGAATTATGGATTGATTTGGATAAGGCGTTGCAGCGTACATATACTCATCCGCTATCTGGTGACATGACGCTCAGATCGGCCTGCATTGATAGTGGCGGTCATTACACGCAGCAAGTTTACAATTACGCACGTAATCGTGCGGGCAAGCGGGTCTTTGCAATCAAGGGTATTGGCGGCGAGGGCAAGCCTGTGATCGGCAGGCCGACTAAAAACAATATTGGCAAAATCAACCTGTTTCCAGTGGGAGTAGATACAGCGAAAGAATTAGTGTATGCTCGCCTGAAGATGACTGAAGAGGGTGCGGGATATTGTCATTTCCCGATTGGACGAAACGAGGAATACTTTAGGATGCTTACCGCAGAGAAAAAGGTGGTTAAGTATTTCAAAGGGCGTCCAAAGCGTGAGTGGGTGAAGATCAGGCAGCGCAACGAAGCGCTTGACTGTCGGGTCTACGCAACCGCTGCTTTAGCCGTTTTAAATATAAATATGGACGCAGTTGCAAAACAGGCCCAAAATAAGGTACAATCGGACAAACCTCAGCAAGTCAGGCGTCCAGCTATGCCGCGCCGCAATTCGTTCGTTCACGGTTATAGGTGATAGATGGCCAATTTATTCGACGCAGCAAACGCACCAACCACTGAACCGACTGACTTTGTGGTCGGTGATTTCGTACAATGGAAGCGCACTGACCTTAGTGACGATTACCCAAATACTGCATACACGCTGACATATGTGTCGAGGGATGCTGGCGGTGGAAGCCATGAGTTCTCTGTGACGGGAACTGCTAGTGGATCTGATTATTTATTTACTATTCTGGGATCTGCGTCTGATGACTTCAGCGCAGGCCACCATAAATGGCAGCTTGAGATTGTGCGCAACAGCGATAGCGAGCGTATTGTCTATGAAACGGGTCATTGGGATATTAACGTTGATATGGATGTCAACGGCGTTGACCCGCGTTCATTCGCTCAGACGATGGTTGACAAGATAGAAACTATCTTAACGGGTAAGGCTGACAGCGATGTTGGTAGTTATTCTATTGCTGGCCGCTCATTAACGAAGATGACCTTTGCGGAGCTAGAAGAGGCTAGAAACAGGTACATGAGCATCTATAAGCGTGAGCAAGCAGATGAGGCAGTCAAGAAGGGCAAGCCAAGCCCTAACACGATCAAAGTGAGGTTTAGCTGATGGGTGTACTTGATCTCTTCAAGCGGTCGAAGAAAAAGCCGCAGCGCCGTAATTATCAAGCAGCCGCCAAGGGGCGGCTTTTCGCTGATTTCCATGCATCAAACCGCAGTGCTGACAGTGAAATACGCTGGGCGCTGCGTGATTTGCGCAACCGCAGCCGTGATTTAGAGCGCAATAACGAGTATTTTCGGCGTTATTTGCAGCTTTTACGGGTAAATGTTGTCGGAGAAAACGGGTTTAACCTACAAATTAGAGGCAGAAATCCAGATAATTCACTAGATCGCGCTGGAAATAACATAATTGAGGGCGCTTGGCGTGATTTCTCGCGTTTCGGTGGGCCAACCATCGATGGCGGTCTTTCAATGGTGGATTTGTGCAATCACATCATATCGGGCGTTGCGCGTGACGGTGAGGTGTTCCTGAAGGTCGTAAAGGGCAACTATTTGCGCTACGGCATAGGCTTGCAGCTTATTGAGCCTGATCTGGTGGACGAAGAGAAGAATGAGCTTGCGGCAAACGGCAATCAGGTGCGTATGGGCGTTGAGCTTGACAGCAAAACCAAGCGTCCGATTGCGTATTATGTGTTGAATTACAATAAGGGCGATTATGACTATATGACGCCAGCCGCAGAGCGTAAATATACGCGGGTTGCTGCGGATGAAATGATGCACATCTATCGGCCAGAGCGGGCAGATCAGACTAGGGGTGTTCCTTGGTCTGTCGCTGCGATTGCGTCATTGAAGATGCTGCATGGTTATCGTGAGGCTGAGTTGGTTGCGGCTAGAACTGGTGCCGCTAAGATGGGCTTCTTCACTAGCCCTGCTGGAGATGGCTTTACGGCTGATGGGTTTGACGATGAGCAGAATACTGTTCCTATCTACGATGCTGAGGCTGGTACGTTCCATCAACTGCCTGCTGGCGTTGACTTTACCCCATTTGACCCAACGCACCCAACATCTGCGTTTGCTGACTTTGAGAAGGCGATTCTTCGTGGCATAGCTGGTGGTTTGGGCGTAAGCTATACATCATTAGCCAACGATCTTGAGGGAACAAGCTATTCGTCTATACGTCAGGGCGCATTGGAAGAGAGAGACTTCTACCGCACGTTGCATAGATTTATGATCGATCACTTCCTTGATCCGTTTTATCGCATCTGGCTGGAGCATGTCATGGATCATGGATTTGTGCCTATTTCTGGTGAAAATAAGGTGTTTAAGTTCAGCCAAGACGTAACTTGGCGCGGCAGAGGCTTCCAGTGGGTTGATCCGCTGAAGGAGATGAATGCTGCTGTTGTTGGATTGCAGAACGGCATTATCAGCCACTCTGACATTGCTGCGACTTATGGGCGTGATGCAGAGGATACCTTTGCTCAGATTGAGCGTGATAAAGAAACAGCAGAGCAATTTGGCTTGTCTATGGCTTATCAGCCGTTTGGGATGAAGCAGCCAGTACCGGCAGAGGTGGATGATGTCGAACAAGCCGACTGATGGAATGGTAGAAGAAGCGAAGCGCGGCCTAGAGTGGCGGCGTGAGTTTGGGCGTGGCGGTACTGAGGTTGGCATTGCTAGAGCGCGTGACATATCCAATGGCAAGAATTTGTCAGACGATACAGTCAAGCGCATGTACAGCTTCTTTAGCCGCCATGAGGTGGATAAGAAGGCTGAGGGTTTTCGCGTTGGTGAAAAGGGTTATCCATCAAATGGCCGTATCGCATGGGCGCTTTGGGGTGGTGATGCTGGCTTTTCGTGGAGCAGACAGATTGCAGAGCGTATAGGCAAGGAAGATCGCGCCCCTGAATTGACTGACGCTGTGAAGGTAGGATTGGCTAAGAAGGCCAAGGATCACAACGAAAAGGTTGGTGATGTGGCCTCTAAGCGCACCAGCACACGCACATTGAGCGCAGTATTTCGTCGTGGGATTGGCGCTTACAAGACTAATCCGCAGAGCGTTAGGCCAAACGTAAAGTCGCCTGAGCAGTGGGCATATGCTCGCGTAAACAGCTTTTTATATGTCTTGCGCAATGGTAAATTCCGCAGCGGAAAGCATGATACTGACCTTCTGCCAAAGGGTCATCCAATGGCTAACGATGAAAGGGGTAGCGCAGATATGGCAAAAGATGATATTATTGATCTTGAACTGAAAGGATCAGAGACAATGGAAGAGCGTCATATAATAAACGTAGAAGAGACAGATGATGCTTACACTGTCACTTTTGCGAAGCCTGATGAGGACGATCAGCCTGAAGCGGTAGAGGCCGCTGAAGATGATGAGCGCATTCAGAATTACGATGATAAAGAGCGTTTTGACCGTGAGAAGATGGAAACTCGCGGCATGTCGTTTGACGGTAAGGTTGTTGACGAAGACACGCGCACTGTTCGCATTGCTGTATCCAGCGAAGAGCCAGTAGAGCGCAGCTTTGGCAATGAAATATTAGATCACGATGAGCGCAGCATTGATCTTAGCTTTGCTAAGTCAGGCCGTATGCCGCTTCTCTTGGATCACGATCCACGCCAGCAGATTGGTGTGGTAGAGAACGTAAGCCTTGATGGATCGGCCCGTAGATTGCGGGCGACTGTGCGTTTCGGAAGGAATGGACTTGCCAAAGAGGTTTTCGAGGATGTTGTTGATGGTATCAGAAGCAACATCAGTGTTGGCTATCATGTCAACGATATGGAGCGTCAAGATGCGGATAGCTACCGCGTGAAGTCTTGGCTTCCAATGGAAGTATCAGTTGTGAGCATACCCGCAGACCGGACAGTCGGGGTGGGCCGCGCAGCAGAGAAGCCACCCGCTCAACCTATCACTGAAACTCTTATTAGAGAGGAAACTATCATGTCGGATGAAAACAAAATCGACATCGATGCGGTAAAGGCAGAAGCTACTCGCGCCGCCGCAAAAGATACTGCTGAAATGTACCGCTTGGCTGCAAAGCACAACAAGCGTGATTTGGCAGACAAAGCCGTATCAGAAGGCCGCTCACTCGCAGAATTTCGCGGTGAATTGCTGGACGTAATCGGTAATGCACCATTGGATACGCCAAATGAAATCGGACTTGCCCCGAAAGAGGCCCGTCAGTTCTCATTGCTTCGCGCTATCCGCGCCCATGCAAACCCAACTGATCGCTCTGCACAAAAAGCTGCTGCTTTTGAATTAGAAGCTGCTGCTGCTGCGTCAGACGCGATGGGTGTTGAAGCGCAAGGCATTATGATCCCAGCAGATGTATTGCGTAGCTGGAAAGTGCGCGACATGAACACATCTGACGATGCTGGCATCATTGCTGACGATTTCCGTGGCGGCGATTTCATCGACGTATTGCGGAATGCTTCATCAGTCATGCAAGCTGGTGCAACAATGCTGACAGGCTTGTCAGGCAACGTGAAGATCCCGAAGAAAACGGCCGCATCATCTGCTGGTTGGATTTCATCTGAGGGTGGCGCATCTGGCGAAAGCGAGCCAACTGTTGGTCAGGTCACTATGGCACCTAAAGTATTGGGCGCACATACAGACATCACACGCCTCATGATGCAGCAATCATCTTTGGATGTTGAAGCATTGGTGCGTAATGATCTGACAGCTTCTATCGCTCTTGCGATTGATCTGGGTGCATTGGCTGGTTCAGGCTCATCTGGTCAGCCAACTGGTGTTAAGAACACATCTGGCATCAACACACCAACCAACTTTGCTGGGGCTAACCCAACATTTGCTGAAGTTGTAGCGATGGAAACTGCGGTAGCAGAAGACAACGCTCTGCAAGGCAACTTGGCTTACATCCTGCCAGCCAGCATGTACGGTGCGTTGAAAACAACTGTGAAAGACGCTGGTTCAGGCCAGTTCGTAGTTGCTCCAGATGGATCAATGAACGGTTACAATGCAATCGTATCAAACCAAGTCACTGCTGGTGATCTGTATTTCGGTAACTTTACTGACTTGCTGATCGGCATGTATGGCGGTTTGGACATTGTTGTAGATCCATATACTGCGTCTAGCTCAGGCACAGTACGGATTGTTGCACTGCAAACTGTAGATGTGGCTGTACGTCACGCAGTAAGCTTTGCATTCAACAATGACGGTTCATAAGAGTGCTAACTTGGGAGGGCCACTTGGCCCTCCTTTCCAATAAGGGGCGAAAGATGAAATATATTATCCTGAAATCCTGTG